CTAAAACGGAAACTATTTATTATGTCTACTAAAACAAACAAGCAAGATAAAATCAGCGAATTACGTTTAACTATTGCTGCCGGATTTGATGCCGCCGAAGAGTCCTACAATGAGCTATATGCATTAGGTCAACGGCCAGAGCATTACCTATCGCCTAGCAAGGAAGGCAGCAAGGCAACAAAGGCTAGCTATCAACGCGTATTGACCGAAGCATTGGATCGTAGGGATTTAGGCGATGATAGAAAGCACGCAATACTAATAGGTCAACACGGATACAACAAAGCCAAATTCCGCGCTGATCTGGAATTGACTAAAAAGGAATTAGACGCGATGCGGTTTAGTTGGAAGGTCAAAGACAGACGCGGTAACCTAGTTGATAAGACGGGCGATTATAGCGAGTACGCGGCATTCATTAACGGCATCCAACGCGGTTATATCAAGCTGTTTAAAGAGGGATTAGCACGGCGGGCACCGGCGGGCAAAAAGGATAAAACGCCTAAGCCGGCCAGACTGCTTAACTATGTGCACGAAGCGCAAAAATTGCGCGAAGTCTACGGCGATATTAACGATCCAACAGTAGACGTTAAACAGATTGTTGAATTGGTAGATCGCATCATCGAATTGCTACCGAAGATCAACACGGCAACCGACAAGTAACACACTGCAACATCTGGGCAAGCCTTCGGGCTTGCCTTTTTTTTGGCCTCAAGAAAGTCACCCCAACTCCCGTACGGGAGTATGAAACCAGTTCCCTACAAGCGTTGCGTGTCGTGCCCACAAGTCGGTGTGAAACCAGTTCCCGATAAGCGTTGCGTGTTGTGTAAACATGCGGGGGTGAGGCCAGTTCCCACTCAGCGTGACATCACGTGACAACGAATTTTAGGGTGATCACCCTAAGTTTCATAGAATGCCGCAGGGAACATTATCACGTGACAACAACCGCTAAATTTTAATTTGTAATGTTCCATTGTAATGTTCCAAAAAACCCCCTAATGTTCCGGTAATGTTCCAAGTGGAGGTCACAAAACGAGACTTGCACTAAGATACTGCAAACTATGCTGCGAGCGAAAAGTACGTAACGTTTTTGTTCATATATTGTTCTATTTTGTAATGTTCCTTTTTTATAAAATTATATGTATCTGGGAAAAATAATTTAAAATAAAACGAGAATGTTCTTCTCCCTACAAGCAGGTTTACCCACCACCATTCCCTGACCTTAAAATGGAACATTGGAACATTACTGTATAATCAAGGACTTACAAAACCCGTTACGGCACATTATGGAACATTATGGAACATTCGCTTAAATTAGCTACTTTTACCCCACTTGACATACCCTTCGTTATTTGATATAATGTCTTTTCACGTGGTAAATCCACGTGTTGACCTGTGCCTATATCAAGCACATCAAAATTTAGGGCGGTCACCCTAAAAAACTAACGTAACACAACAGGAGTAATTACCATGCAAGACCAAGAACGTATTGAACTCGGTATCGCTAGCAACGGCACAACGGTACCGGACGTAACTAACGAGGCCACCAAGCACGTGACATTCAACGGTGAGCCACTTGTTGTATTTGAATACCCTGACCCCGATTATAACTAAGGGTGATCGCCCTAAAAAACTAACGTAACACAACAGGAGTAATTACCATGCAAGACCAAAACGACAACAGCACCATCGACTGGATCGACACAGAGCTAGCCAACGAGTTCAAAGCGTTGGAGCAACACGAAGCCGAAACAGAAACCCCAACACCACCGTGTCCCACGATGAGTAGTCTTATAGATACAACCGAAGAAATGGAGTTATGGGAGGTGGCCAATTATGTCTACGACCTGAAACGTGCGCTATTGTGTAATGAGGCGCTCGACGACATAGATGCCTACGGCGCGACAGAGGCGCAATGCCATTTCTATACTGCACTGAGTAACCTTGAGATTGCATCGAACGCATTACGACTTGCGAATGTAAGTCTCAATAACGCTAAACAAAACTAACGTAACACAACAGGAGTAATTACCAATGAACTACCAAACCGAAACCCCGAAAGTAGAAGTACCCACACTGGCTGCACGTACACTGGCCATTGACCTGAACATGTCCGTGTGGACTGCTCGCAAGAAAGACAAGCGTGCCAGTACCAAAGTGAACAGCGACCACAATGCCGACCGCGACGCTGCGACCGTGCACAAGAACTTGTTGACAGGTTGTGCCAAGCTCGACCAGATCAAGAAATTGCAGAGCACCATACGCTCGACACACTACAGCTATACACTCCCGTGGAACGACAGCGGCACGCGCATCATCATGACCGCAGGTTACCCTGACTACGTGGCTGACATGTCCGTGCTCATTGGCCAGTTCGATACATTGGTCAACGAGTTTATCGACGAGTACGATTTCGAGGTCATATCGGCACGCACGCGGCTCGGTGACATGTTCGACGAGAATGAGTACCCACCGTCGTGGCAGGTACGTGACAAGTTCGGCGTCAAGCTAACGTGTTCACCTGTGGCTGACGTGGCCGACTGGCGGCTCGATGTCGATACCGAAGCACAGAGTTGTTTCGACAGTGCCATGCAGTCGTATGCTGATGTGATGCAGTCACGTGTGACCGAGGCCATGTCCGACATACACAAGCGGCTATACAAGGTACTGGCCAACATGTCCGAGCGACTCGACTACGTGGGCGACAAGGATAAGAAAACGTTTCGTGACACGCTACTGTCCAATGTGCTCGACATTGTGGACTTGATGCGCAAGTGCAACCTGACTGGCGACTCGCAGATGTCCGCACAGGCAGACACGTTGGAGCAAGCACTGCGCGGTGTATCGACCGAGGCATTGCGCGACAGTGCGCACTTGCGTGCACAGACTAAGCGGCAGATCGACGCTGTTATTGCTGACCTACCATCATTCGACATGTAACTAAAACTTAGGGTGATCGCCCTAAAAACTAACGTAAGACAACAGGAGTAATTACCAATGAACACACCACAACGTACGTACGCACTTGACCGCAAACAAGCGGTTAATCTTATCCACCACACTGCCGACATGGTTACCATACTTATGCTAGGTCACACTGGCACAGGTAAGACCGCTATGTTCGACGAGCTATGTGCTCTCAACCCTGACCATATACCGTGTTTCTTTGATGGTGCTAACAAAGACCAAGGCGATATGTCTATCCCCGACATCAAGAATAGCGACAAGGCGTTGGAGTTTATCGCCAATGTCGAGCTAGGTGTACACCACAACAAGCCCATATTGCTAATGGTTGACGAGTACCCCAAGTGTAACCGTTCAATCAAGCTAATGCTCAACTGCCTAGTAAACGAGCGCAGGTTCGCAGGTCACAAGTTAGCAGAGGGTAGCAAGATCGTGCTCACTGGTAACCTCGGTGCTGAGGGACTGGGTGACCTGATGGAAGCACATACTGCTAACCGTATGACTGTGTTTGAACTCAAGAAGCCTGACCACATGGAGTATATCGAGTGGGGTATCAACAACGGTATCGACCATACCATACTCGGTTGGCTGAAAGACAACCCGTCCGCGTTCGCTGACTTTCGTGACATTCGTGACCCTGACGAGAATCAGTACATACACCACCCACAAGCGGTTGGACGTATGCAATTCTGTACTTCACGTTCGTTTCACAAGCTGTCTGATATATTCAGTAAGCGTGAGCACCTTGACGAACACACACTGACAAGTGCTGCTATAGGTACTATCGGTGCGGCTGCCGCGCTCGACCTTATGGCGTTTGTCAAGTTGGCTAATCAGTTACCGAGTCGTGCTGCCGTACGTCAAGACCCTGACACCTGCGTTGTGCCTACCAGCGCGTCGGCACAGAACATGATTGTGTTCCGTGAGTTGGGGTGCATCGAGTCACAAGATGTCAAGCCGGTGATGACGTTCATCAAGCGGCTGCCGCGTGAGTCACAGTTCTTGTTCGTCAAGAGTGTGATGGCTGACACGTACCCTGACGACCGCAAGAAAGCAGTGACCACCAACAAGTTGTTCCAAGATTGGTGCCTTGAGAATCACGCATTGCTGACAGGTGACAAGGTATGAACTGGGAACTGTACCTACAGCTAGTAACCGCAGCAGTCATGCTGCTCATGTTCACACATATCATGGAGTATATGTAATGGCTATATCATTGAATACCAACCTGACCGCACACGAGCGTGTGCCCAAAGCAGTTATGACCCTGATGGGTTACGACGAGTGCACGGCACTGGCCAGTGTGCTGATGTTGGGCGACCGTGAAGTTGACGACACCGTGACAACCACCGCAGCGACCGATGGGCGTGACGAGTGGTACAACAGCGCGTTCGTTGACACACTGACCGACCCCGAGCTGCGCTTCGTTGTTGTGCACGAGTGTTACCACAAGATGTTCAAGCACCTGACGACGTGGGATCACCTCAACGCTATCGACGGGCGACTGGCTAACATGGCGTGTGACTACGTTATCAACCTGCGCATACTCGACGACATACGCGACCGCAATAAGGTGGCTATGCCTGACGGTGGCCTGCTCGATGACAAGTACCGCGACATGGACGTGGCGCAAGTGTTCAACCTGCTACGCGACGACAAGCAGCAACAGCAGCAGCAACAGCAACAACAGCAGCAACAACAGCAGCAACAGTCCAGTTCGAATCCCACGGGTACTGATACACCTGACAACACGTCGGGGGGATTCGACGACCACGACTGGGACGGCGCACAGGCTATGTCCGAAGCAGACCAACAAGCACTGGCACGTGAGATTGACGCTGCCGTGCGACAGGGTGCACTTGCTGCTAGTAAGATGGGCAAGGGTGGTGACAACCGCACAGTCGATGACCTGCTCAAGCCGCAAGTCGATTGGCGTAGTGCACTGCAAGAGTTCGTCACGTCAACGTGTGCAGGTAACGACTACCAAACGTGGAGGCGACCCAACAAGAAATACTTAGGGCATGGAATGTATATGCCAACGGGTATCAGTGAGACAGTTGACGAGTTGGTCATTGCCGCTGATACATCGTACTCGACATGCAACCCACGCACGTGGCGTACCATACTGACCGAACTGGTCACTGTGTGTGCCGTGGTCAAGCCCAAGCGCGTACGCATATTGTACTGGGGTAGCAGTGTTGTTGGCGACGAGGTGTATGACGATGCCGAAATCAACAAAATCCACAGCAGCACCAAGCCGGTTGACGGTGGTGGTACGCGTGTGTCTTGTGTCACTGACTACATACGTGATAACAAGATCAAGGCCACAGCTATCATCAACATCACTGACGGGTACGTTGGTGGTGACTGGGGTACATGGGACGCACCCGTGTTGTGGTGCATACTCGACAACCAACAAGCCGTGCCACCGACTGGCAAGGTACTTCACATCAAAGCAGGAGAAATGTAATGCTCATACTTACACGTAAGAAAGGCGAGAGAATCATCATCGACGACGACATCGAAGTGATGATTGTTGGTATACACGGTACCCAAGTACGCTTGGGTATCACCGCACCACAAGAGGTTGAGGTGCACCGCGAGGAAGTGTATGACCGCATACGGGCGGAGGGTAACCACCGTGACAAGGGACTGGTATCAGCAGAGCTGACGCAGGCTGAGGTAGACACGTTGTTATCCAACAAACGCGGTGGCATGTACGACACCGATGAAAACTAAAATTAGGGTGACCACCCTAAAAACTAACGTAACATAACAGGAGTAATTACCAATGAAAAACTCATTTGACTTAGCAGCAAAATACCCACACCAAACTGTAGCGCAGGCCGAGCTGAAACGTAAGTCTATACCGTTGCGCCCTGAGTTGTTGGCGTTTGCCAACGAAATAATCCAACGCTTGGCGGGAGTAAAGTTCATACCAACACGCGGGTCTAGTAGCGGTAAAATACCTAACGAGCACGGTGGTTATGACTCTGCCGCGTACGAAGATGGTTACGCGAATACAGCTTATGTGTATGTGGAGGGTGATGAGTACATACGTGGCGTGATTTCGTGGGCTGACTATCGACAGACCGCAGGTAATGTAGATATTAAGCCGCAGTTCTGTGTTCACGCACCGACGATTACAAACCAGAAGACCGACAGGTGGAGTAACCCTGACTTGTTTTACCGGCGTGGATTCCTGAAGATGCCGCGTGCGGCAAGGGAAGCGTGCAAAGTATTCCAAGAGTACCCGAAGGTTATCGAGTTGTGGTTGGCGCACGAGAAGTATAAAAGTGCGTTTAACTCGAAAGATATGGAGTTTACACGTATCGTGCGTAATAAACTGGAAACATCTTGTGGTGCGTACGTTAGCATACCGCCCAAGCTAATCAATGAATTGTATCTCTTACAGTCCACTGGGCATGAGTTCTTGCACATGCCGGAAGTCCCCGAATTGTTACAAGCAGTTGATGAGTTGAAGAAACTCAGCGCGGATACTCACATGTATTTTGTGCGCGGTACACATGATAACAAGTTTGTTCTGTGTGGTAGCACTAGCATCGACCTTAAAAATAAGAACACGGACTGGGATAATGTAATCAAGCACGAGAGTAACTTCGGCATTACAACCGTAGACAACCTACCACAACACGTCGAGGGCAAGTTGGCTGTGTTGTTAGCTGCCGAAGATGAAACACTACTTAACGGTGTTGGTTACCGCGTAGACGCCAATACCTTTTTTATAATCGGTGATCGGTTGGACGGAGTGGATACCGGTGGCTGCTAAGTTTGGCGAGTGGGCTTACGGCCAGTACGGAGTGACCCACATCGTTTGTGTAGACGAAGCCGAGGGGGGTAGCGTAGAAGTTATCCCGCTCGGTGTAGAGGCCGTTGACTCAACACTACGCAGCGAATATGATTCGTTAGATAAGTTACCCCAGTGGGTGCAGCGGAAGATTGCTGTGCTCATGGCGGCTAACCTCGGCGATACCATAGAGCATGTTGGTAGGCGTGTTGACGTCGATACATTTTTTATAGTGGAGGAGCGTAACGATGATTAAGAGAATAGTAGCAACAAGTTTATTTGCAGTGTCACTAAACGCACATGCGTTTTACAGTAATGAGAACCTAAAAAACCTATGCGATTTAGGTGACGACGATAAGGAGTACAGCATGATATGCACAATGTATATCGGCGGTGTTCTGGACGGATTGCGTTCGTTCATGTTCTACACTGATGACGCGGAGTGTGAGAACTGGAAAGTACTATCGCCCAACATGTTGAGGAGCGTGTGGGAAGCTAGCTACTCGACGCTAGATAAAGACGACCCCGCTATTGGCTTTTTAGTACCGTACGTATTGACTCAAGGGAACTGTGCTGATGAGTAGTAGCGAGCGACTTATATTTGCGCGGTTGTGTCGCACACTGGAACATATTGCTGACAACCTTGAAATTTTAATTGAACTAATAGAGGAGGAACGTGATGGCCATGACGCCGGAAGCGAAGGTGAAGAAGATCGTACGTAAACAGCTTGACGATATACCGAGGTGCTATTACTTCATGCCTGCTACTGGCGGGTATGGTAAGAGTGGCGTGCCGGACATAGTAGGGAGTTATAACGGTAAGTTTTTTGGTATTGAATTAAAGGCCGGTAACAATCAGCCTACCCTACTGCAACAAAAGAACCTGTATCAGATATGGATAAGCGGCGGTATCGCTGCGGTTGTCAACGAAGACAACATGAATGACATAGAAGATATACTCAACGAAGTCGAAGACGCAAGCACACAGCTTGAACTAGACTTATAACATTCCTGTGGAGGGACTGAATATGTATAAAACGAAAACGCGGTTTGAAAAAGTAGAGTGTGCGGCCTGCTCAAAACTCATAAGCAGGAACAACATGCGTAGACACTTGAAGAAAGGCTGTCGCGGCAGTACCGGTGCGATACAAATTGCATTAGCCAAGAAAACCCCACGTAAGCAAAAACGAAAAACCTGCTCGTTGTGTAATAAGATGTACCACCGCGCATATTTTCCAAACCACAAGTGTAAGGCAGTACCGCAAGCACCTGTCGAAACCAAACCCGTAGTCAAGCTGGCCAACGTAAGTGATGGCAGCACAGCAAGTTACTACGAGTTACCCGACAAGGCTACTGAGCTACAACACCTTATCAGTTACAAAGATATGAACTCTCAAATGGGTGAGATATTTCGTTCGTGTTATAGGTACGGTGCCGCTAGTCACAGTGACAAGTTGCGTGACGCGAAGAAGATTAAATTCTATATCGAAGCCGAGATAGAGAGGTTAGAGAAATGGATTTAATAACTATCGACTTTGAAACGTACTACGACAAACAGTTCTCACTACGTAAACTTACGACCGAGCAATACATACGCGACGACTTGTTTGAAGTTGTTGGTGTAGGTGTTAAGGTAAACAACGGCGAAACGAAATGGGTAAGCGGAGATTACGATGAGATTAATTCTTTTCTGCATACACTTAATTGGGCTGACGCTATGGTGGTTGCCCATAATAACATGTTCGACGGTGCTATTCTTAACTGGCATTACGGCATACGTCCTCGTGTCTATATGTGCACAATGTACATGGCTCGTGGGTTACATGGCGTCGAAGCTCCTGCGTCACTCGCTATGCTCGCTAAAAGGTACCGTTTACAAGATAAAGGTACGGCTGTACTTGACGCATTGGGCAAGAGACGCGAAGACTTCACGGAAAAAGAATTAGCGGACTATGGCGACTACTGTATAGGCGATGTAGATATATGCTATCAGTTGTTTAAGAAGTTCGCTGTAAACTTTCCAAAGGTGGAGATGCAGTTGATTGACTTGACGCTGCGCATGTTTGTCGAACCAAAGCTAACGCTTGATAGTGAGTTGCTAGAACTACACTTGAAAGACGTTAAAGCCCGCAAGAATAGTCTGTTACGTAAAGCCAACATGTCACGCGAAGACTTGTTGAGTAACCCCAAGTTTGCTGAAGTGCTACTGCATCACGGGGTAGCCCCACCTATGAAGGTTAGCCCGACCACAGGCAAACAAACGTACGCACTAGCAAAGACGGACAAAGACTTCCTTGAGTTGTTGGAGCACCCTAAGCTAGAGGTGCAAGCTCTCGTGAACGCACGTTTAGGTACGAAGTCAACGCTTGAAGAAACTCGTACGCAACGCTTCCTAGACATAGCCGACCGTGGCACACTGCCCGTACCGATTCGGTACTACGCGGCACACACAGGGAGATGGGGTGGTGCAGATAAGATTAACATGCAAAACCTACCAAGCCGTGGGCCAGATGGTAAGTTCCTGAAAAGAAGTATACGTGCGCCGGAGGGTTACATGTTGATAGACTGTGACTCATCGCAGATAGAAGCGCGTGTGTTAGCGTGGCTCGCAGGACAGGACGACCTTTGCGAAGCGTTTGCGCGTGGTGAAGATGTGTACAAAAAGATGGCGTCGAGTATATATAACGTGCCCGTCGAAGAAGTAACCAAAGAGCAGCGGTTTGTTGGTAAGACAGCAATACTCGGTGCCGGTTATGGTATGGGGGCGGTGCGGTTTAAAGACCAACTGAAAGCACAGGCAGGTGTTGATGTAACCGCTGATGAAGCACGGCGTATCATACAAGTGTACCGTAATACGAATTGGAAGATCGCGCACTTCTGGCGGGCGTGCCAAGATATGTTGAAACAGATTGCGAACAAAGGGGCAGGCGCAATAGGAACCAATAAGCTGTTGTCGTATGCGTGGGGGTCTAGCTATAAACTACCACTGATAGGACTTATCAAGTTACCGTCGGGACTCAGGCTACGGTATGAAGACTTAGCATGGGAGCAGGGCGAACGAGGTGTGGAGTTTACCTACGCAACACGTAAGAGCCGCACCCGTATATACGGTGGTAAGGTTACAGAGAATGTATGCCAAGCACTAGCACGCTGCATAATTGGTGAACAGATGATAGCTATAGCCAAGAAGTACGACGTTGTTATGACAGTGCATGACAGCATAGTGTGTTGTGTACCAGAGAAAGATGTTGGAGAAGGCCAACGATACATTGAGCATTGTATGCGTATAGTGCCTGACTGGTGTGAGGGTTTGCCACTGGATTGCGAAAGCGGTGTGGGTAAATCATACGGGGAGTGTGAGTGATATGAATAAACATATTGAGTTAGTTAAGAAATGGTTAGATGACCCAAGCAGTGTAACAGTAAAGGAGCTAAAGGAAAATGCTAAAGCTGCTGCTGCTTATGCTGCTGCTGATGCTTATGATGATGCTGCTAATGCTGCTTATGCTGCTGCTGATGCTGCTGCTGATGCTGCTAATGCTGCTTATTTTGTTAAGAAATACGAAGAACTAGTGGGTGAATGATGGATAAGATAGTAATACCTGATGCAGCAATACGTGAGTGGAATGCACGGTACTACCCAGAGGGTAACAAGGTAGACACGGAGCACTTTAACTGTCAACATTGTGGGGAACTGGTATCGGAGGACGGAGCGCCGTTTCCGGTGACGTGCTTTATCTGCCAGTCTGAAATTGACGCCGATAACAAATACGACGAGATGCGTTCTTTGGGAGAGATATGAGTTTAGTACCGTGGTCGTACAGCAAACTAAAAGCGTTCGAGACATGCCCCAAGCAGTTTTACCATGTCAAAGTGCTGAAGCAATACCCACAAAAAGAAACAGATGCTATGCGCTACGGTACAGATGTACACCTTGCGTGCGAGGAGTATATACGTGACGACAAACCACTGCCGAAAAAGTACGCATACTGCCAACCTATCCTAGACGCATTGCGTAAGAAAGACGGTGTTAAGTTATGTGAGTACGAGTTGGGCGTTACTGAGCAGATGGAGCCGTGCGGGTTCAAAGACGAAGACGTGTGGTTCCGTGGTATCGCTGACTTACTTATCATAGACAGGGACAACAAGTTGGCGTGGGTGATTGATTATAAAACTGGTAAGTCCGCAAAGTATGCTGATACCAACCAACTAGATTTGATGGCACTTGCCGTGTTTAGACACTTTCCTGATATAGATAGAGTACGAGGCGGCCTTGTGTTTTTGGTTGCCAACAAGTTAATAAAGAAAACTGTACACCGTGATGACGCTATGAATTTGTGGGGGCAGTACTTGGATAGACAAAACCAAATGACGATAGCGTCGGACAATGATGTTTGGAACGCGCACCCCAGCGGCTTATGTTACCGTCACTGTGACGTGTTGGAGTGTGCGCACAACGGGAGAAATTAATGAGTAAAGGCAGTAAGCAACGCCCAACAGATGTAGAAAGGTTTAACCTAGAGTTTGACCGTATATTCAACAGTCCAAAAGAGGATAAGGTAGATGCCCTACAAAAATCCGAAAGACAGAAAGAAGCAGATCAACCCACCCGTGGGAAGCAAAGCGCACGAAGCGCGTATGGAACGTCAACGCGCACGTCGTAAGTTTGACAGAGAGAAAGGATACGCAAAACGAAAAGGTAAAGATATATCTCACAACACGTCACTGCATAATGGTGGTACGAATGCTGATGGGTATAAGGTAGAAGACAGCAGTAAGAACCGTGCGCGTAACTATAAATCAGGGGGTAAGGCATGAGTACGTTTATTGAATTAACTATTTTTGGCGGCAACACTAAAATATATGTAAATATGGATCATGTTACACAAATGTACAGAACCCAAAACTCGGAGGAACGGCGTTATACAAGATTAATCTACACCGAATACGCTGAAGAAGACGTACTCACCGATCAAGTAACAGAACCGCCAATAGAAATACTGACACGAATCACAGAATCGAGACTACGCGCAAGATGAGGATATTTGACAACAAGTTACTGATGTTAAATTTGCGTGATCCTAAAAAAGTCACGAACGTTATACCAAAAAGCAAAGAGGTAGAAAGCAACAAGGTAGCAGTGCATTGGGGTTTAGACGAAGCCAAGACACTACGTAACATGAATATAAAAGCACCGTCACCTATAGAGGGGCGGTACAAATGGACAGGCAAGCACGAGCCGTTTGACCACCAGAAGAAGACAGCAGGGTTCCTAACAATGAACCGGCGTGCGTTCTGCTTCAACGAGCAGGGGACAGGTAAGACCGCCAGTGCGATATGGGCGGCTGATTACTTGATGAAACAAGGTAAGGTCAACCGAGTGCTAGTTATATGCCCGTTGTCGATTATGGATAGTGCGTGGCGTGCAGACTTGTTTACGTTTGCCATGCACAGAAGTGTTGAGGTGGCACACGGCGCGAAGGACAAGCGACGAAAGCTAATCGAAGGCGGGGCAGATTTCGTTATCATAAACTACGACGGTGTAGAGATAGTACAAGACGCTATTGCTAACGGTGGGTTTGACTGCATCATCATAGACGAAGCTACGCACTACAAGAACGTGCAGACAAAACGATGGAAGACGCTGAACAAACTAATTACACACGACACGTGGTTGTGGTTAATGACAGGTACTCCCGCTGCGCAAAGTCCCCTTGATGCGTATGGTCTGGCGAAGTTAGTCAACCCTAAAGGAGTGCCGAGGTTCTTTGGTTCTTTCCGCGATCAAGTCATGGTGCGGTTCACGCAGTTTAAGTGGATACCAAAAGAAAACGCGACTGACATTGTGTTCAACGCATTACAACCGGCGATACGTTACACCAAAGACGAGTGCCTAGACTTGCCGGATATGGTGTACACCAAACGCGAGGTGGAGCTTACACAACAACAGAAGAAGTACTACAAACAACTACGCGATAAGTTGATTATGCGTGCCGCCGGTGAGGAGATCACTGCGCCGAATGCAGCCGTAGCCATGAACAAGTTGTTACAGATAAGTGCCGGTGCTGTATACACAGACGGTGGGGATTCATTAGAGTTCGACATCAAGCACCGATACAAAGTACTACGTGAGGTTATCGACGAGTCGAGTAAGAAAGTGTTGGTGTTCGTTCCGTTCAAACATGCTATTGACGTGCTAACTGAAAAGTTGCGTAGCGACGGGCACACTGTAGAAATAATACGTGGAGACGTACCTGCAACAAAACGCACAGATATATTTAAACGGTTCCAAGAAACAGACGAGACGCAGATACTTGTTATACAACCACAAGCGGCTGCACATGGTGTTACGTTGACTGCGGCAAACACAGTGGTGTGGTGGGGGCCAACGTCATCGCTGGAGACATACGCACAAGCAAACGCACGTGTACACAGGTCGGGACAAACACATAAGTGCACCGTTGTGCAGTTGCAAGGTTCTCATGTAGAGAAGCGAATGTACGCTATGTTGGACGATAGAATAAACGTTCATTCAAAAATGATAGATTTATATAGTGAGATTATCCAGTAAGTGCTAGACTTAGCTAGTAGAGTACTTTAGTATAGTTTAATCACTACTTACATATAACAGAGGGTATTATTATGTCAGATTTCGATCTGAGTAAGGCCGTTCGCGCCTATCAAAAGATAAAAGCTAAACGTAGCGAATTAAGTAAAGAGTTTAAAGACGCTGACGCTGAACTTGTCGAGACACAAAACAAGATTAAAACGGCGCTGCTTGAGCATTTAGATTCTACAGGAGTGGAGAGCATACGCACTACTGAGGGTACGTTCTACCGTTCTGTGAAGACACGGTACTGGACGAGCGATTGGGAATCCATGCACAAGTTTGTGTTAGAAAACGAAGTGCCGGAGCTGCTCGAAAAGCGCGTAAACCAGACGCACATGCGTCAATACCTTGAAGAAAACCCCGACGCTGTACCTGCGGGACTTAACGTCGATTCTGAATACATACTATCTGTGAGGAAAAAATAATGCACGAAGATAACGGTAAAACGTTTTTAGATATTGATGCTATGGCAGACTACTTTGACGTGTCTACCGCTACCCTACGCAAGTGGATTAAGAGGGGCAATATACCGAACGAGACTTATATAAAAGTAGGTAATACGTACCGGTTCAGTAGAGACGACGTTGTTGACGCGTTACTGAATAGCCAGTCTGAACACAAGTGGGTTTTATCATCTGATGATGGCCTGTTGAAGTACGATGACGATGACGCGGACGCATGATGCAGGTTATAAAGCTAACTGACAATAAGTTTAGCTTGTCTGGTGGAGGAGAGGTGCCGCCTGATAGACTAGATATAATTATCGTAGATGCTGCAGGCATGGCAAGAGAGTATTGGGAAGGCGAGCGTATGTGTTGGTCATCTGATACTCAACGCCCAGACCCAGACGTACCGGATAACCAAAGACAATGCGGTAGGTGTCTTGATTGCCCAAAAAACATACGTGGTTCGTTTGGTAGGGACTGCCGTTTCTGTCAACGACTAGCTGTTTTGGTGCATGGACATGCGGACGTGTTTCAGTTGAAGCTACCGCCCACCAGTATTTTCGGTAAAACTATTGACGGTAGTCTTTCACTGCGGGAATATACACGGCACCTTGCTGCAAACAACACACAAGTAAGAGATGTCATAACACGTGTGGAGTTTAAAACGGATAGCTACCACCGGCAGGTGTTGCGGTTCAAACCCCTACGTCCGGTCACCGATAAGACCCGAAAACTAATAGAAGATTTACTCGACACTGAAATTGTTGAGAAAGCAAAAACTCACTACAACATACACGTAGAGAGCGTAACGTCGTCACCCTTTGATTCTGTCGATGGGTACGAACATAAACCAAACCATTCTTAGGAGAATGCGCAAATGTCACACTTAGTAAATAACGTCGAAGCACTATACCCCCGTATCAACCGTACGTACCGATTTGATAATACTGAAAACCGTTCAGTTCCGTGCGACCCATTAGATGATGGAGCTGCATACGAAATGCAATTCCGCATGACCAAAGACCAAGCCAAAGAGCTGTTTACCAGTATGGCTAAGGCATACGCTGAGAAGCGTGAGGATAAATGGCCTGAGAAGTTAGATATGCCGTTCAAGAAAGACGAAGACGGTATGTATATTGGAAAGGCTAAACTCAAGGGCGCGTACAGCGGCGAGCCAACCAACGCACCACTACAAGTTGACGCTAAAGGTAAAGAGCTACCTAGTGATTTCTTACTCACTACAGGCAGCACTGTGAACCTTGCGGTGATGTTTACTCCGTACAATATGCGTGACCACGGGGTGTCTATACGACTTAACGGCGTGCAAGTAGTTAAGTATGTCGAGATGAAGAAACGTAATCCGTTTGGTGAGGTAGATGGGTTCAGTCAAGATGAGGAGAGCGGTAATCCTTTTACTGCTGTTGAAGGAGCGCCAGTCAAAGAAGCAGTGAATGACGACACTGTGTTTGAGGACGAGGCAGAAGAACCACCAAAGAAGAAACCGGCGAAGAAAAAAGCCGCAGCTAAACCAAAAGAAGAGGACTTAGCGTCCATTATGGACGCATGGGACGACGAGTAGTCACCTGTGTTCTACGGCAGGGGTAACACCTTGCCGTAGTTATTATAATTCATGGGGGGACTATGAACCAATTACAATTCTTACGTTCCGTAACAGGTGATGGAGATTACTATTGTCTACTATTAATACACCCAAACGGTAAAGTAAAACAATCGTTTTTTGAACACCGCGCAGAGTTGGTAGACGCTGCTGCGAATGCTGACAGCACGGGGTGGAATTGCTTTTTTGGGCTTGGTACTTTTAATAATAACAAGTCACGTGCCAAAGCCGCTGTGGGGCACTTAAAATCGTTCTTCTTGGATTTGGACTGCGGTGAGTTTGAAGATGGTATGCCGCCTAAGTTTACAGATAAACGGCACGCACTAACTGAGCTGAGTCAGTTTTGTAAAAAGACTAAACTACCGAAGCCAACCATTGTCGATTCCGGTAGGGGGCTACATGCGTATTGGTCTTTAACAGAACAAGTTTGTAGGGAAGACTGGGAGCCAGTGGCCCTACGCTTTAAACAGTTATGTTCTGAGAACAACCTACCTATCGACTACGCTGTACCGGCTGATGTGGCTAGGGTACTTCGTATACCGTACACACAAAATTTTAAGACAGACCCGCCTGCACAAACGACAGTGGTAAGTACAGGGCACCCGATAAGTTTAGAATTATTTGCAGAGTTGGTGGGTGTAGACGTCGCACCACCACCTACTAAAGTGGAAGAGGGTACTACCGCGTTCATGGACGCGTTGGTACGTAACAAGGAAACAAGTTTCAAGAAGATACTAGGTAAAACAAAGGCAGGTGAAGGTTGCCAACAGCTAGCAATTATATGCACTGACCAAGACAACTGTGACGAACCCCTGTGGCGTGCGGGGTTATCTATCGCAAAGTTTTGTAAAGACGGTAGAAAGGCTGCAGTGCACATGTCTAACCAACATAGAGCCTACGATTCAGAAGAGACGCAGGATAAGTTTGATAGGATAAAGGGGCCGTACCTGTGTAGTAGTTTTGACGAGTACAATCCAAACGTGTGTCCTGAGTGTCCGAACTGGGGCAAGATAAAATCCCCAATCGTACTGGGCAACAAGGTAAAAGAAGCAACAGAAGAACTTGTTGTACATCAACCGGCTGTAGACTTACCCAACGCACCGATGATGACGTTTGTCATACCCACTTACCCAAAGCCGTACATACGTGGGGCGAACGGGGGTGTATACATACGCACCAAAGATGCTGAGGGCAACGCCGATGAGGAGCTTATATACCATAATGATATATACGTAGTACGTAGGTTGCACGACGTCCAACTTGGTGAGGCGCTAGTTATGCGGTTACACCTACCCAAAGATGGCGTACGTGAGTTTACTGTACCATTGACTTCGGTTACGTCGAAAGACGAATTTAGAAAACAAATGTCCATGCAAGGTGTGGCACTGACTAACATGGATAAACTTATTCAGTACATAATGAGATGGGTAAATGAAATGCAAGAAACCGGAAAAGCAGACGAAGCGCACCGCCAGTTCGGGTGGACGAGTCCTGACATGGAGTCGTTTATACTAGGCAATCAAGAAATACACGCAGATAAAGTTACGTTTAACCCACCGTCGGCACAGACTGCTGGACTGTTTCCCGCGTTTGAGCCAAAGGGTTCGTTGGAGGGGTGGAAAAGCTGCATGGATTTTTACAACCGTGACAACATGGAGATGCACCAGTATATGGTGTGTTCGTCTTTCGGTTCTATATTGATGGAGATGCAGCCAATACACTGCGCAGTTCTACACGTACACAGCAAAGAATCTGGGTTGGGTAAAACCACCGCGTTGGCAGCGGGTATGTCTGTGTGGGGTAATCCAGACGAGCTGATTATCCAAGAACAAGATACACACGCCACCAAAATGAACAGGGCAGAGCTATACCACAACTTGTTAGTGCCTATGGACGAGATGACCAACTCGCAGGGTAAAGAGTTATCCGACATAGCCTACCAGTTCACATCGGGCAGGCAGCGTAACCGTATGCGTGGCTCCGTAAACGAAGAGCGAGTACGAGGTAGGCCGTGGAAATCGTTAGGGCTGACCACTGGCAACACAAGTGCTGTGGAACGCATAAGCCTGTTCAAAGCAATGCCGAAAGCAGAAGCACAGCGTATCATGGAGTGCCATGCTAAGAAGTATCACTTTAACACGAAGGAAGAAACCGACCGGTTCAGTGCAGCACTGAAGGAAAACTATGGTTGGGCAGCCGTGCCGTACGTGCAGTACGTCATAAAACACAAAGAGGAAATAGCGCGGGCGTTACCCACCTTACAAGAACGTGTGGACAGGTTGTGTGGGTTTACTGCAGAGAACCGGTTTTGGTCAGTACACATAACGTACTCACTTATGGGCGGCTTGATAGCGAACCGTGCGGGGCTGCTGTCATACGATATGAAAAAGGTCGAGGCGTGGGCGGTTAAGTTAGGTAAAAGGAACCTTACCGCTGTGGAAGAGATGTCAGTATCAGTACAAGAACTTATAAGTGAGTTTATGCTCGACAACATCGGTAAAATCATACGGATAAAAAGCACGGAAGACTTACGTAAGAACAACAGCAACGGGCTAGACGAACACGTAATACCTGACATGATGCCTGCACACGAACTAGCAGGGCGGTACGAAACGGACGTACACAAGTTTTATATTCGCCCAAATAAGTTACGTGAGTGGTGCGGTACCAGACAAGTGAACTATGGGCAGCTAACAAGCGATATGAAATCGAAGATGGGTGCAGTGAATAAAAAGGTACGTATCACCAAAGGCACCCCTATGGTTTTGGACTCGGCCCCTGTGTGGGTAATAGACTACCACGATGACGTAGAAGATGTTGTTGATTGATGCGGTACGCCGAGACGATATAAGCCCTGACGGTGTACCTATCATACTACACTGGAGTGAACTTGCTGTTGGGGCTTCGTTTTTCATTCCTTGTATAAACACCACGAAGTGTAAACAACAACTGCGTAGAATAACAAACAGAAAAAACTTTCAGGTAGAAATCAACGTGGTTATAGAGAACGGTATGCTAGGAGTGCGACTGTGGCGTATGTTATGATGCACAAAGAGCATGTGTTTGCCCTTTGTTGTCGTGCTCGCGTGCCCTGCCGGTGAATCCCTCCACCATCGGTAGGGCACACCTTATAAATCTAAACCTAGCAGCCGATCCGCATAGAAATCTTCTAGTCCTGACGAGAATTTAACACCGTACACCATATCCTCTGTGGTCTTATCATGCCGGTCTAATCGTTTATTAAGTGATTTGCGGCTTACCGCTGCCTCTGGGTACTTAGTGTTCCACTTATCTAACTCTCTCAACGCCTTTAACTCTTCCTGCCAGTTACCTGTCTTCCGTGCGAGGTGTATCTTACGCACGATTTTAGTGGGTATGCTAGTCTTAGCTTTGTCCTGCTTCTTGAACGCCGCTGCCATCTCTTGCCGGAACGACAACTCTGCTGGACGGAACCCGAACAGTTGTGCAGCTAACGCCCCACCTGATACGTCTTCTAGTATCGGGTCACCTCTTCTTGTATTGTAAGCATCTTCTGCAGCAACACGTCCAGTTTTGAGTACGTTCGTTACAGCTCCGGGTGCTAGGTTCTCTATACCCCGCTGCATTTCTCCGCTGCGCAAGTCGTCAACACCACGGAGAATTTTCTTAGCACTACTCCATGCGGGGCCACCTACGTAAAAGCCAATTTGTTCTTCTGCTGAAGGGTCATGGTTATATCGGTTGACCTGAACAAGTAATCCTGACAACGCCACCCTTGCTGATACATCTGCCCCAGTAAGTGCGGTAAGTGCGCCCTTGTACCAACCTTCTCCGATGTACTCACGTACTATGGTATCGGCATCATCTTCTTCATCGTCTAGTATCATGTTAGCGACAAGAGTAAACGCTCCATATAATGGGAAGCCACGTAGTCCTGCAAAGAATATAGAAGAGCCAGTCACACCAATAAGCTGTCTTGTGGCTACT